GTGGTGTTTTTAACAGTGCCCAATAGCCATGGGCCTGAATGCGAGGCGATACTCATAATATAATTTCCTTATGCAAAAGTCCTTATACCATCGTTTGCATCGTCTGCTGGGGCAGTTGGTATAAGTGGTTTAACCCAGTTATTAACATCATACTACATATTTGGGTTTATGCAACAAAAAAGAGTATAATTTTAATATGCCAATCAAAAACCCTAAAGCTAGAAAAGCGTACGAGAAAACGTACCAGACTGCGTACTACCAAGCCAATGCAACAAGGCTTAAAAAAGCAAATATAGATAGGAAGCGGGTTACAAAAGAAAAATGGGTGCTGTTCAAATCTACCCTAAAATGCACAAATTGTGGCGAGAACCATCCGGCAACTCTAGACTTTCACCATGTAGAAAAGCATCCTGATAATAGACATATTTATGATCTTACTAAAAATGGAGCCTATAACAAAGCAGCTAAGGAAATAAAAAAATGTATCGTATTATGTGCAAATTGCCATAGAAAAGTACACTATGAGGAGCATAAAAAGAAAAAGGAGGCCGAAGCCTCCCTAGTTAAAACTTACTCTTCTTCGTCTTCCTCTTCCTCATCTAGTTCACTATCGTAGAAAACCCAAGAATCATCTTCTTCGTCGTAGTAGTACCAAGCATCTTCTTCATCATCGTAAATCCACTGAGTACCGTTCTCATCTTCTTCAACTTCATAATCATCAATATCAAACTCTTCTATATCTTCTATCTCTGGGGAGTTATAGGCAATAACAAACTTTGTAAACACAATCATGGTGGTCTCCTAAGTGTATTGGGCTACAGCAGTATTTGCTGCGTAGCTATGTTAGCCTAAAACTGGGTAGGGTTTATTACAGGTTTATAAGTGGTTGATTATATTAGTTTGTTTGATTTTTTTAAGTTTTCTTCTTGGGTAATAACCCGTAGATTCCAAGGCACATGAAGGCCACAAACATCCGAAGAACGTAACGGCACAATATGGTCAACCACATACTGTTCGCCGGATGTATTCGTCATGGTAATGGCAATTTGATATATCTGGCGTATTTCAGATTTTTGTTTGCGAGTTAACCAAGGTGGAGTGGCTTTACGGTGTTTACGTCGTCTAGCTTTATTGTCCGCTTTAACTTGGGTTTTGTTATTAAGTTTCCAAGTATTTCTGTATTGCCGTTTTATCTCTGCTGGACGAATATTTGCAGCGGCTATAACTTGATCTTTATTTGCTAAATACCATTCATTTTTACGGTCTTTAACTTCTTCTTGTCTATTGTATTCTTTAAAATACTCTGCGCGAGTTTGGTTGCCCTTTTCCCATTCTATTTTTAAACATTCTACACATGAACCTTTAGTTTTACGTATCGCTATGTGTCCATGTTTGCATGGTTCACCTGTGTAGTAATACTTAGAACCAATAGCTTTAGCTTCTTTACGTGTCTTTGGGTAGTTCATATTACCTCCTTAGAGACTTAGTTACAGGTAATATAACACAACTAGAAATAAATGCAATAGTCAATAAAAAAACCCCACCAGCTCGTGACCAGTGGGGTTTAGTAACGCTAAGTACTTGATTTATCAGCTAGAACCGGGGCTTCCGAAGATGCCTAGTGGATCTGATACACCAAAACTATAACGCTCACGGGCTTTGTAACGTACATTGCCAGTGTCGAAGTCTCCGTCCATTGAGTTTTGTAATGGAGTGCGAACGAAGTGCTTCAAACCATTAGGTACGTCTGTTAACAAGAACCAACCGTTTGTATCGGTCAAGAAGTGGTTAACAGTGTAGCCTTCAGGAATGGAACCGTTGTTCTTCAGTGCATTGATGTCGTTGTCAGTGGTGCCGACGCGGAGTTCGGTTTCCAATAAACGGGTAGCTACGAACATCAAAGAAGGAGGAACAACAAGCTTCTTAGGTTTAGCAGCGATCAACAGACCACGTTCGTCAGTCCATGCAGCGATTTGAATCACAGCGTTTTCCAACGAAGTTTCATTCAAGTCTGCAGCGGTTGAAGGACGGTTGCTGTTAGTACCACCAGAAACCAACGGATGCGCAGTTGAACACAATGATACGCCGTCACCGTAAGTTACTACTGAACTAAACGCATTGTTTAGGATAGCAGCACTCTTAACTTGCTTGGTGTACGCCATACCACGTGCCAAAGCTTTGGTATAACGCGATGACAGGGAGTCATACAAGTTATCTTCTACAGCTTCTTCCGTGATAGCAAAACCCATTGCAATCGTTTCGTGATTGTAACGAGCTGTCCAAGCTTCTTGGGCATTGTCATACTGAATTGCTGCGCCCTCATTCTTGACGGGTGCGGCAGAGAAACCTGAAAGTTTGGTTTCTTCCTCAAATGAACGCTCAGAGGTTTCAGTTTCGTAGATCTCTTTGTGCTCTTCGCCGTATTTGGCATACTCTAAACCAAACAATGCGTTAAGCCCGGGGAGAAGTTCTTTTAGCAGTTGTGCGCGTGAAATAGCCATTATCTAATCTCCTTAAGCGACAGCAGTGCCAGCATAGTATTTGTGCAAACCAAAGTTGATTTTTACAAGTACTTCTGGATACTGGGTAAACACAATTGTTGCACTTGAAGCAAAAGCTACTAATGGTGCTTGATTCAGCACAATCGTTGTAGAGTTTGTTACAGAAGCAACATACGAACCGCTGGCAATATACTGACCATTTGCAGCTAACGAACCAACATCACAGCCAACCATCGGTGTGAAGCTAATTGCGGAAGCAAGCGTAACGGTAGCAGTAGAGATACTTGAATAAGTGCCTGTGCCTAATGCTACGGCGGTTTCAGGAACTAATCCCATTACACGAATTGGCAGAGCCGCAGTCAGTGCAAGAGAAGTATCTGCTAAAACAGCATTTGCTGAATTACCAGTGTTAACGCTACCTGTGTTGTTAACAGCCGCTAAGTTTTGACCAATCATAGCACGAGCAGCAGATGCTATTACTGTAGTACCAGACACCATTGCAGCTTTGAAAACGGTATCAGGATCATCACAAACAATAGCTACTGCATCACCAGCAGCCGTTGAAGCGGGCCAGTATTGCGAGAAGGTCAATTGTTTAGTGATAGGGTTGGTGTAACGGCAGCCTAAGAATACACCCATAAGCGTACCAACAACACCGGTTGTAACAGAGATACGTTGTAAATCACCACGGACTAGCGTTACAAAGTCACCGTAAAAGATGTTTGTAGCGTAGGCGTAGGTAATAGGTAATTCACGAGTAGAACCCGCAAATACCTGACCACCGATCAGGTTGACCGGCTTTAGCCCGTAAGGGGCATCGACAACAGGATAAGCCATAATAAACTCCTAAGTTAAGTACCTTTACCGAAAGTTACCTTAGAGCTTCGTTCTTTAAACAAAGGCATCCGAGGATCACTTTCCCGCATATATGTATTATCTACTGAGTCCATCTGCAAGTTAGCTATCTTTCTAAAATGCTCATCTCGCTGTTCAGTAAACTCTACAGGGGTTTTGCAAAGTAAAAGGCCACCGATCTGTATGCTGTCAGGAATAGTGTTTCCAGCTGTTCCAAATAGTTGTATTTCAGGGTGATCAGATGCTTTAACAGGTTCCCAACCTTCGCGAAACTTCGAGGATATATTGGTAGGATCATCTTTATTTAGTGTGCTTAATCGAACCCAACGAAAAGCAAAGCCCGGTTCCGGATTTGGATCAGGCAAGAGTTGAGCGGGCATCCAGCGTTTTGGACGTACACTCTGTTCGCGGGTTTCTAATTCACGTGCTAAACGACTTGATTTTTCCATGATTATTTCCTCATTTGTTCTTCAGCAACCTTACGAGCATAAAGTTCCAAAGGAACCCCAAGCCGCTTGGCGAGATTTACTTGTGTTTGCGTGAGTACGATCTTTCTAGGCGCTGTACTCCGCGTCGCGGGTGCTACGTTGTTGGATTTAACCCGTTGAGGTTTCGCATCAGCAGGTTCACCAACTACATTCGGGAATGTTTCACGAAGCGTATCATCTATACGACGATAATATTCTTCACTTCCAACTCTAATTCCTTCATCAACAAGCTCTTCATGAACGCCTAGGGCAAACGATGTAACACGTTTATTTGACCCATACCAACGGTTTTTGTCCAACCAAGCAGTTAGTTTCTCGTCATGTTGAGGTGGTTGTTGACTCTCTTTTGAGACTTGTACAGGAGTTTCGTCAACTTGTAAAGGGGCGGGCTTAAAATTATTAACCTTATCTGCCCGTATTTTAGCAGTGGTTAACGCTTCCTGAGCCTCAACTAACCTGTCTGAATCACCAGAATCGTAGGCTTCCTTATATCTACGTTTGGCATCATCAATCTCATTGTTGACCACCTTTTTGGCTTGTTCCAATAAAGCCGTTTGGTTCTGGTTTACAGACCCTTTTAAGCGTTTATTTTCTTGAGCCATGGATTCTGCAAAGCGCAGAGCCTCTTCCCGTTCACGTTGAGCTGATTCTTTAGCCCGTCGTTCTTCGTGATATCCCTTAGTAAAGTGCTTAATCCGCTTCTGTACGCTCTCGTCGTACTTAGTCAGTTCGTCTTCGGCAAATTCTTTAGGGGGTTCAGCCATGGGTTTGCGCCCACGATCAGCTTCAGGAGTATCATCAACAATCTCAATTTCAGGTTCAGCTTGTAATTCAACTTCGCCGCCTTTTTTAAGGTTTACTTCTTGTTCATCTGGAAATTCAAATTCCGTCTTTTCAATCTCAGCCATGATGTCTCCTTATGGGCGTTGTATGCCACGGGGGTCTTGCACAGTAGCTTCGACAGAATCGTCGTTAATCAGCCGCCACTCAGTCCCGTGAATTAACATGCGTGTACCAGAATTAGGTCGAACTATAATAAAGTCGCCTACCTCACAGCTTGGCCCACTAGGAAAACGCTTCTCATCCTTGTAAGCATCAGGCCCCATCTTCGCCACAAACAACACGGGAGACAGTAGCTCTTCGTGGTGCATCATGGTTGAAGTCTTAACAATACCGGCTTCACTTAGTTCTTCCTCTGCTTTAGGTAACATACATAGGAGATGAAATGTCGCTGGGTCTGGAACCTGTTTTGCTTTGTCACTAGCCGATTCCGGCAACACGGTAGCAGTGTGTCCGTCTTGGCTTACTAATATATCAGTCATCGTCATTATCCTTAATCTTGCGCACGAGATCCCCAATTTCTAACTGTGCGATCTGGAGACCTCGGATAGTCCCGCACAGCTCTTTGTAGTGATCGTAGGATTTAGCGCCACCATCACTTACAACATTTACCAACTCGCGACGTTGTTCTTCGAGTTTGGTGTTTAATATACTAAGGATTTTGTCGTCCATTACTCGCCTTTAGGTTCGTTTTGATTCTGCATCTGTTGAGCCTTTAACCTAGCAGCTATTTCAGCGTGGCTTAACTTCTGATGATGCGCCTGATCTTTATGGTGCAACTGTTGTGCTAACTGTCGTGCTTTTAATTCTGATACTTGCCCACCGTGACTTAACTGCTGCTGGTGTGTTTGTTGAGCTTGTGCAAGCTCCATCTGGTGCCTTTGATTCTGCTGCGCCAACTCTTGCTGGTGCCTCATAGCCGTTACTTCGGGTGACTCAGATGGTTGATTTTTACTTGCCATCTCTTGTGCTTTGAGCTGTAGTTCTTGAGCTTTTAGCTGCAACTCACCCTGTACTTTTTGGGCTTTAGTCTGAGCTTCCTGCTGTTTAATCTGCAACTCTTGCTGCTGCATTTGGATAATTGGGTCTTGTTGCTGCTGTTGAGCCTGTGCTTGTGCAGCTTTGGCTTTATCCATTTGTAGCAACTGCGTAGCGGCTTGGGCCACAAGTTTAGACAACTGTACTTCCGTTTCTTCATCCATCTTAGTATCAGGTGCAGGTAGTGTCGCACCCAACTGTTCTTGCAACTTCTGACGGTATTGAAACGCTACGTGTTCAGCTACGTGTGCCATTATTGCCGCTTGCATCTGCTGCGCCATTGGGTTCTGGCCTATTTGACCCATAATCACTGGGTCTTGGCTCATCGACATATGAACAGCAATGTGTGCGTCATGATCTTGGTAGATAAAAGCTTTTGTCGGTTTACCAACGAGGAACGACATGTTCTCACTAACTGGATCACGTGGAGTCTGGTCATCCTCAACCGGTACTAACTTATCCCCATTCTTAATACCTAATACTTCGATCATCTGCCTATGCAACTGGGGTAAGTTATATATCTGAGGGGCGCCATTAGCTAATTGAATAACCGCTTGGTACTGCATGATGCGCTGCGCCATAGTCGCACTGTTTGGATCAGATACGGGTATAACAGTAACCATATCGTAGTCATCGCGCTTGGCTTTACGGTCACCTTCTGCTGGGTCATACGAATACTCATCGGGTGTATGGTCACGGATAATGTCGCGAAGTAATTTAAACTCCTGCTTCATTGAGAAGTGAACCCGGGCTTGCACCGCACTCATAGTCTTTAGTTGACGTTCTAACAGAGCAAGTGTTGTCCCCACAGGAGCATTAGCACCCATATCAGACACGTTCATATCTGCTATAGAACCTAGGCGACGACCTTCATCCGTAATTTTATCTAGTAACCCAGCCAATACTTGACTTGGTTCTTTGTACGGCAAAGGCATAATATTGTCGCGTACTGACCCACTAGGTATATCCACATCACGGAATTCACCCGGAGTTATAGGAGTGTCATCCCCTTTGATACGTAGCCCACGAGCTTTTAACCCGCCCGGCAAATTACTTAGCGTACCTGCATCAATTAACTGCCGAATTAACGACGTACCCGCACGAGCGTATCCACCGATGATATGTATCAAACCAAGACCATATGCACCAAATCCCGGTACGTATGTATACTGCACAAAGTGCTGGCGCTTTAACTTACGCTCGTCATCTTCTTCCCAGTTCCTACGGATACCTAAAATAGTAGATGTACCACGCTCAATAGTTATGATGTAGGGCCGTGCTATACCATCTTCATCCTCATAACCCGGCAAGTCATAGTCAACATGGATTTCTAATATCTGGAAGCGATCATCGTCTGTTAGGCTGTAACCCTGATCTTCAGCCTTCTTCTTTTCAACATCCGTATGGATAGCAACTGGTTCACCCAAATCAGCATCTATATAGAACCCAGCTACTTGTAGCTTCTTAACCTCATTTTTAGTCTTACGCATTACATGCGTTAACCGCTCGGCAGTCTGTGCGCTCGATGCACCATAAGGAATAATTACATCCTCAGCCGGTATAAACATCGCAACCTGACGATTCAAACTTGGGTCAAAATAGACTTTCTTAAATGCAGCACCAGCTAATCCTAAGTTATATAACAGGCGCTCATGCTCAGGCCGGTACTCTTGCATCACTTCGGTTAACTGGAAGTTCATGTCATCTCTGACACGTTCAGCGGCTTCTTCTTTAGTCTTATCTAGTAGCCCAATAATCTCAGTCTTAACTGGCCCTTGGGCGGGGAATGTCTCAATTATTGTTTCACTCTGGAATTTAATAGCAGCTTCTGTAAGTATTGTAGAGAACACACCACATGCACCATTCCAAGGTTCAGTCCGTTCCTCATACTTCATACCCAGTACATCTAACCCTTTGACGTACATCTCAGTCCAGTCTTTACGGCTATTAATGTCTGAGTCAACCATCTCCAACAGATCGCTTGCAATCTTCTGCAAGTCACCCTCATTTATCTCTTCAGCTAGATTACCGTCAAA